TAATTGTTACTGGAGCACTATTAGTTTTTTCTCTTCCAGAATAGATACGATGACAATATGAATCAGCATCCCAACCATAGTCTAAAAAATCCTTGTACATCTGCTCTACAAGAGATGTCGTGGGAACAACTAGAAGGATTTTTTCTCCTTTATCTACATAATACCTTACAAGGGAATAAATCATCAAGGATTTTCCTGAGGCTGTGGGTGATATCAATAATTTTCGGTTATGTCGTAGAGCATCGTATACTCCCTCAACCTGATAATTTCTTGGGGAATGTGAGCAAATAGATTGCATATAACCCTTTACACCCTCAAAAGAAATCTCCTCATTCTCTTCGTATGGGGTTCCATAGAACTTATTGTCCTCAAACTTATAAGTGTATCCGTATTGCTCACAGAAGGATACAATCTTATCCAAAAGTCCAACATAAATTTGCTTGGACCTCATATCATACAAATGAATTTCCCCATTCCAATTCCTTCCACGGTACTGGGGCATAAACTTTGCATTAGGAACCTCAAACTTAAAGTGGTCTCTAAGTTCATATTCAATATGAGGTTCCGTATTAATCTTTAAAAATACTTCGTTGGATTTTGATATAACAAGATTAGCCGTAGTATCAATCACATTAATCCATTCATCTTGGATTATTTATTTAACCCAGTCCAGAGTTAAATCTCATAAATTCAATTGCGTTTTTGATTTGATATGTTCTGTTTTGTATCATTTTGAGAATGCTTTCAATATAAACTAGCATCGTATCATAATAATCAATCTTTAAACATATTGTAGATAACTTCTCATCCGCATCCAAATATTTTTGCATAGTGTCTTTATCACGAATCTTTTTTGGAAAAGGATTATCTATGTAAACATCTGGGTCTGATTTCCCTGAATAGTATTCGTATCTTTCGTGTCTTATATTTCTTTTCTGTTGCTCTGCTTTTTTTCTCAGAAGAAAAATAGTATTATAAAGTTCAAAATACTTTGCGTGTAAACCTGGAATATTTAAAGATTCTGTATGTAGATTGTCTGGGTCTATCTTAGAATCTTTGGTCCACATTTCTTGAATTTTATCAAGGTCAATACTCATAAAGGATTGCCGTTCAAATCTGTTATATTAAACATAGTATACTTGAAAGACACCTCTGCTGTAAAGTATTCAATGTCAGTGTCTGTAGCATCAAAGTTTAAAGTTGACAAAGAGTATGGAAACATATCCTTAAATTTTATTTTGAAGTTTGCATTCTGATTGCTTGACAATACAGTTAATGTTGCGTCTGAATATAAATTCAGTTGACCTTTTCTTGGTTGCTCTAGGTTTGGATTTGACTGTTGAAATTCATAGATTTCTGCAAGAGATTCTGGAAATCCTAACCCACGCATCCAATTAGAAATTTCACTGTAATTTTCTAAATTCTCATCGACTAAAAACCTAAGAGTAAAGTCCTCAAAATCCATCTTGTCGCCAGGTTGAGGAATATCTCTAAGATAGTTTGGTTGATTTGCAACTCCTAGGGTTAAACTTGGAATATTTGCTGAATTGCTAAAAAACGTTGTCTTTGGCGCTCTATTTAATATAAACTTAAACCCGGTAGGAGTTAGGAAGTTTCTATTTTGTATCTGGTTTTTAAAAGAGTTTGTTGCCATTTTTTTAAATATTTAGATAAAAAAAGGGTCCCTTTTGGGGACCCTTGAAACTTTTGTGAAGCACTTGGCTCACATAAGGTTCTTAACAGCAACACGTCTGTAGTAACGGTTCTGGTTGGTCTGAAGACGACCAAGACCCTGATTGGTTCCTTCTGCGAATGGGTTAGCAACAAGACCATAGCGGGTCTTAAAGCCAATCTTAGGCTGGAAGGAGTTCTCACCAACGGCACGAACCATTTGGAGAGGAACATAAGGACAATAGAAGAGTCCAGCGTCATAAGGTGAAGAACCCTTATAACCAACAACATAGTACTGGTTGCCAGGAGTTCCGTTAGCGGAAGTCAGGTTAGCAGCATATGGGTCGATGTAGACGCGGAATTTGCCCATCAGAGTACCAGCAAAGGTGTTGCCAGTATCATCAACGTTCAGGTTAGCGTTGAGTGCGGGGGTGTAGTCTAGAACACCAGCCATGGTTAGTGCTGAAGCAACGTCAGCAGAGCACATGATGATGTTGCCCTTTCCTCTACGAGTACGCTGTGCAATTGCGTTTGCATCACGCTCGATTTGGAACAGAAGACCCTTGAACTTCTCAACAGACCAACGACCGTTAGAATCGATGTCTAGGTCGAAGATACCAGGAGTTGCAACGTTTTGTACAGCACCCTGTTCAGCAACCTTATAGATGGTTCTGATAACTTCACGGTTGATTTCTGCAAGAATCTCAGTTGACAGAATGTTTGCCAACTCAGCTTCTGCATTCAGACCGTGAATTGCCTTAAGGTCCTGAGCAAGCTCAAGTGAGTACTCAGCCTTCAGAGCGCGTGACTTTGCAGTAACGGTAACTTTCTCGATTGAGAAAGCCATCTGGTTGAATGCATCATTCGCAGTACCATCAAGGTTCTCTGCATCACCAGTGACCATACCTTGACCGACATTATATGCGGTTGAGGTTGCGGTTCCAACTGGGTTGAGAACTGAAGGGTTGGTTCCTCCTTGGGTAGTAGTACCCATACCAACAGGTTCATCGGTGAATCCTGCGGTCTCGTCGAAACCATAGTCCTGACCGGAGAATGCAGAATCTGCCTCATTAAAGAGTGCTTCAGATCTTGCACCTTCCTTGTAGTACTGAGAACGCATCGCAAAGATGAGTCCAGTAGGTCCGCTCATTGGTTGAACACCTGCCAGGTCATAAGCGACCAGGTTAGGCATTGAACGACGAATGAGTGAAATCAGAACAGGATCGAAACCTGCAGTAGGGCCGCCAGCAAGGGCTGCACCACCACCGAAACCACCTGATGCACCAGCAGCATTACCTGCATTGGTTGGGGTTTCCATGAGGTTTTGCATTGAGCCATGCTCAAATGCAGATTGCTCTCTTAAAAATTTTTCTTGGTTTTCTAGCAGGACAGCGGTTACCGCTCTACGATGGGAATCTTTGATTGGATCAAGACCCTCATAATTGAGGAGAGGTGCCCACTTTTCCTGCAGATGCTCGGAATGGAACATTTGCGTTTACCTTTTACTAAAGTGACTTTGGGTTTGATTAATATTAAGTTCAGTTTTTAGCAACTGCTTGAAGCGTTCTTAGATATGAAGCCATTGGACCTGAAATTGATTCAGGTGAAACGTCTACACCTTCAGAAAGCGATTCTGTTTTTGTTGCCTTTGGAGATGATACTCTTGAGGGAAAATATGATTCTCTCAATGTCTCCAGTTTTTCACGATATTCTTCTTCACTCTCAAACTCAACACTTTCGGCAAGTGAAGCAAGTTTCTCTTTCTGAGTAGCAGCAAGCCCCTCAGAAATCTCTTCGAAGATTCCCTCAGCAACCGACTCTGCGAGACGCTTGTTTAGGGAGATGTTCTTCTCAATTTGCTCGTTGAGTTTTGTCTCCATTTCATCAAGTTTTTCTACCATGCTCTCAAGCACATCATATTTATCTTCAGGGATTGAAACATAATGATCTTCAAAAAGTCCTTTCATTCCTGCAAGGAATGATTCAGTCATCTCTGACTTAAGACCTTGTTCGACTGCTAATTGGTTCTCATTGAACCACTCATCAGCAACATATTCTAGATAAGAATCAACACGCTCATTAAGAGCACCTTTGATTTCTTCTACTTCTTCGATAAGTCTCTCTTCATAGTGAGCTTCAAGAGCTTCTTTAATTTGACTTACTTTCGAAACAATTGCTGCTTCGAAGATTGTCTTTGCTCTCTCTCTAAACTCTTCGGAAAGATCTTCTTCTCCAATAAGAGCATTAACATCTTCTTCGATGTCATACTCTGCTTCTACCTCTTCAACTTCTTCTTCTACGACTTCTTCATCATCTTCAGAAGTTTCTTCTTCGATTTCTTCCTCTTCTGTCTCTTCTTCGATCAGATCTTCATCTTCGAGTTCTTCCTCTTCCTTCACGCCTTGCATTGCTTCAGCAGGTTTAGCACCCTTATTTACAACATCCTTAACTTGCTTAAGGGTCGCACCTGGTGTCTTAAGTTTTGCTGAATCATCGTCAGACTTATAATTATCTGGAGTAGGTCCACCCAAATCCTCCCAAGAACCAGTTTGACCTGGAGTTGTTCCTGAAAGACTTTGCATTGGGTCTGCTGCTTTTGCATTAGCATTTACAGCAGTTTTGGATTGCTTAGTGCCTACTTCCATTTCTTGTAAATTGTTACCACGAGACATTTGAACTCTCCGATTTTCCTGTATGAAATCTATATTTATTTATAAATTAATAAATTACAATGAATTTAAAAAGTTGTTGAATAACTCTAGTTTATGTTCTTCTAGTTTTCTTTGGTCAACAAGAGTATTTATTCTTCTTTTTGTATCATTCGCAAACCTTTCACGAAGAATACCACCTTCCCATACCCACTCTTTTCCTTCCATAATTCCCTGAACAAATGCATCAGGTGCTGAAGGATCTGCTACGATATCGGCAGCGGTTGCTAACATAAAATCCTCACCAACTTCTTTATATCCTTCTCTTGTTTCTCTTAAAGAACCAATACCACGAGAAGAAACTCCGAGACAAACTCCTTCACTTAATAAAGATTCTGCAATCTTACCCATTGGTGTGGATAAGATTTGTGCTTTACCTACAAAATTGTTTCCTTCACGTTGAAGTTCTACAATTTTATGAGAAACTCTATCAAGGTTTACAGTTGGGCCATCAGGATGACCAAGTTCTCCAAGAGCACGTCCTTTCTGAACGTATTGCTCACTGTAACGCTTCACCTCTTTTTCCATAATGGACATTGGATACATACGTCCATTACGATTTACACATTCTGCTTGTAAAAAAGGACCTTTGATATAAAGTCTCTTTTCTTTGCCAGAACCTTCAGTGATAACTTCTACTTTTTCAATCTCTTCTCTGATTAGTTTCATTTTAGGCGTTTCCTGAAATTTGAACTTGTTGATAGTATAATGTTCCTGCACCCACACCATAAGCAGAAACTTTATTTGAGTTTGTTACTGATGCATCCGAAGCACCAAAAGCAGTAGCGATGCCACTTGAGTTATACGCAACTGTCATTCTAGTTTGATGATAACCCTGAACACCT